TGTGTCACAGTCGACGGCATCCGACATTGGTGCTTTGCTTGGTGGTTCACTGACTGGTTTCGTGGGCATCACCATCCTTGATCCGACGCTTGTGAACTTTGTCGGTTCAACCGTGCCGGCGGATGCTTATGCCCAGTATGTCACTTGTGGCGTACTGACCAAAGGCGAAATCTTTGCCACTGCAACGGTGGCGACGAACGCTGGTGATCCGGTGCACTTCGGCGCCACGGATGGTGTCCTCACCAACACCGGTGGCATCGGTCCAGTACCTGGCGCGCGTTGGAAGCACACGCGTCCGGCCAATGAACTCAACGTCGTTCAACTCGGTATCCAGCGTTAAGCGCGTCTTGGCGTTTTCGGAAACCATCAACCTGTCAAGGAGACAGAGATGAGCTACCATATGTTCGGTAAAGACGCGCAGCAAGTCGCGTATAACTATGTGGTCAATCAGACCACAGCCATCGAGACCCAGGTGGTTAAGATGCAATATCCGGATGTTCAGTATCCGGACCTCGTTCCAGTGGACACTGCCACTGGCAATGAGTGGGTGAAGTCCATCACTTACTTCAGCGCCGACATGATGGGTCGGGCGGACTGGTTTCACCACACGGCACTCGATGTGCCGCTGGCTGAACTGAGCCGCGAGAAATTCGAACGCGGTATGGAAATGGCTGCGATCGGATATCGGTGGACCCTGGAAGAAGTGGCGCAGGCCCAGAACACTCCTGGCCTCAACCTCACTGCTGACAAAGCCGTTGCTTGCCGGCGGGCTTATGAAGAGTTCGTCGACAACATCGCGCTTCGTGGTTCGGTGCCGAAGAACATGCAGGGGCTTATCAACTCGTCGCTAGTTACCGCGACGACTGCCCCGGCAGATGGTGCTGGTGGTCTCACCACCTTCGCCAGTAAAACGAACCAGCAGGTGATCCGCGATATCAACTCAGCCATGATGGGCATCGCGACTGGCACCAACTGGCTCTATTATGCTGACACCATCCTCCTGCCGCCTTCTGTCCTGGTTGGCATGGCTGGCCGGATCATCGAGTATTCATCGATGACCCTGCTGGACTGGATCAAGCAGTACAATGTGCTGACGGTTCAGACCGGACGGCCGATCACGCTCGCGGGCGTGCGTGGGCTCGAGACCGCGGGCGCGGGTGGCCTCAGCCGGATGGTGGCTTACCGCCGTGATCCGCAGGTGCTGAAGATGTGGATACCGATGCCCCATCGCTTCCTGCCAGTCTGGCAGCGTGGTCCCTTGGTGTTCGACGTGCCCGGTATTTTCCGGCTCGGCGGCATCGAGATCCGGATGCCTGCCGCAATGCGTTATCTCGACGGCATCTAACGGGATATCTAAAATGCGGTACGCCAGGCGTATTGATGGTTTTCTTGAACACGAAGCTCTTGCGGCACTTGACTATTGCCGCAGGAATGTTCGCTGTTGCTGGATATATTTGAACTCGGATAGAGAACGAAATCCAAATCCAGCAACCCATGAATACAGCATTTGGAAATTACAAGACGCCCGCAAGGATTTGCGGCGTATGATCAAGATCGTTCGGGCCTTCAAAGAACCACATCTCAAATTAGTAGGAGACAAGAATGGCTAAGGTAAAGAATACGGGTGGACAGCCCCGCGGCTTCTTCACTGAGGACGGCGGTCATGTGACTGTCGCTCCGGGTGAAGAAAAAGAGTTCAATATGACTGAAGCAGATTTCAAGAACCTGCAGCAGTCACTGGAGAACATGGATGACCCCAAGCCCTATGAATTGAGCGGCAGTCCCGGGGGCGTCAAAGCCGAAAAGAAAAAGAAAGGCGAAGACGAAGTGGAGATGCCGGCCCAATCCTCTGAGCCGCCGGTACCGACCGCCTCGCCGGTAGTGACCCCCGCACCGACAACTCCGAAGGCTCCTGTCTCGAAGAAATCCGATGACGACGATGACAGGAAGCCGGCAGCACCGCCGCAGCGGGGCAGGTGATCCCATGCCAGGGAAGTCACTCGCTCCGACAATGCCGCCGACCGTTGCCGAATTCCGGGAGGCCTTTCCGGAATTCGCTTCGGCGACGGATGGCCAGATCCAGATGGCCCTTGACACGGGCATGGTGTGGATTGATAGCTGGTGGTTCTGGCCCGACGCTAAGATGTCCGTGATGTACGCTGCCGCTCATTACTTGTATCTGCATGACAAGGCGAGCGGCGGCATGATCACAGGGGGTGGTGGGTCTGGTGGCGGTACGCCACCAGTCATTGATAGTGAAGCTGGATTGATCTGGGTCAAGTCAGTCCGCTTTCGGGATCGACAGGTAAGTTACGAAAGAGTCTCTGGTGCGTCCAGTGGTGAAAGCTCCAGCGGCGGAGAAAAAGTTACAACGTCATCCGAGGATTTCTGGAATTCTTCACCTTATGGCAAGTTGTATCTTTCATTCCAGCGGCGCAACGTTCCACATATTGCGGTGATCTAAGGCGGTAGCAAAATGGAATATTCCCTCCCAGTAGAACGGGCGCGCATGACGGTGGTGATGCAAGCCATCGATGGTGGCAATGGTCCTGGATGCATCCAGCTCCGCAATGCTGAACGAGTTGTCCTTGCTACGTTGCTGTTGACCAAGCCTTCATTTTATCTAGTTGGTCCTGACCTGCAATTGTGCGCGCCAACCACGACATTCATTGATATCACTGGCACAGCAGCCATTGGCACCATTTGCGATGGCAGTGGCAACATCGTCATCGATGAGATGTCTGTGGGTATCGATGTCACTGAAGACGGCATCCATGATTTCGAAATTGTCCTGGATACTGTCATGCTAGAAATCGGCAAGCAAATCACCATTGTCAACGCAACCATTCAGCATGGATAAGCCATGGCAATCGTCATTGATACCAAGCCAATCGACTTACGGTGTGATGCCGTATTCGGTGAACAAGTAATTCTGAAGCCGATGAAATCTGTCGGCACAGGTTATCGAGAAAGTGCTGTCGATAATTCTAGGCCAGTGACATTGGCTGTCGGCATCTATGATCAGACCCGAGGGGCTGTCCAGGAAACTGGTGGCGGGTTCAACCATCGGCAATCAACTGTCGCCACGACATTATCGATCCGCTATGAACCCCTTGAGCAATGTGGATTGCGTAAGGGGGACTATGTGACATTCCCAGAACGGGATGAGACCTATGAGGTCAGCCATATTCATGCTGAGCCGGGTGGTCGTCCCGATGTTCATTTACTAAGGGTTCTAGATGACGATGAATAATCCTTCGACGATGAAAGAGGCCATGGATGTTCTGGCTGATTCTCTTGATCAACTCTTGAACGGCACTAGTTCAGACCAACCCCGCAAGAGTGGTTTCGTTTTGATGCTGTTTCCATTCGACGACAAGAGTGGCCTCTGCAATTATGTTTCCAATGGTGCAGACCGTCAGCACATCGTGAGGATGTTCAAAAAACAAATTGAATTGTTTGAACAACAGTTCGAACAGAATGGTAAGGATATATGAGCATCATTCGCATGTTGACCCGACTGACTGCGGTAGCAGCGCTGCGCGGGAACACCTGGGCGGATGATAGAGTTTTTGACTCAGACAATACACCACTTGCGCAGGTGCTGACCACGGGCACGGCCAAGCCTTACATCGTTGTCTATACCGATGCTGACAATCGTCTTGAGTTCAGCGGCATGGAGCTTTACGGCACTCGCCGGGAATTGAACCTTGTCCTTGAAATCGGCGTCGCTTCCAAAGTGGAAGGCGAAACAGGTGGCACGCAGATCCAGACACCCCGGACTGATGAGGGCATGGAGCTGGCTCTTGATATGGTGGAGAACCAAGCCCTCGCTGCTTTGTTTGGTAATCCGCAAAATGACTGGACTGAATTATTCAAGAGCTTTGTGATCCGTGTCGACCGCATCAGTGGTCAACGCGGAGCATCTGCAGAACGGGATCGGCGATGGGCTGCGCGGCAGCTTGGAATTCTCTGCGATATCGTTTCTGACATCCCGCCTGGAGAGCCAGTGCCCGCAGGTCACCCGATCCGGGAGTTCATCACAACGGCTGAGAATAATCCAGAGGCTAACATGGAGCATGTCGGAGCCATCTGCGCGGCGTTGGTCAATGAAGAGACAGCGCCGGACTGGGAGCGGGTGCAAGCCACACTTGGTCTACGCAGATTGGGACTTCGTGCCATCGGACTTGCCCCGCTCGCCTCCGACTTTACGATCATGGCTGCCGTGGGTGGTGACGACCTGACTGACAAGCAAGGCGAGGCGCCAATTCTACGAAAAATTTCTGGCGATGATGTTCAAATGGAGCATGACCCAGAGCACGGATTGGTAGATGATATTGTTGTCGAAACCAACGTGGCCACAGCCAAGGTCAAAGAACCCAAAGACAAAATAAGTTCAGAGGGCAATGTCAGCAGTAACGATTAAAGTGGATACATCAGAAGTCCTGGAGTTGGGCCGGCGAGTGACAGCGCTCCAAAGAGTCACAACAGCAGGGGTTGCTATCGGTCTCAACGAAGTTGGCGATGGCCTGGTGGCGGTTCTGGCGACTAACATTTCTAAAGATACTGGTCTAGAGATTGAACAGGTCCGGGGGCTGATGAAGGTCCGGCGGGCGTCCAGGACCAATTTGAATTATGAAGTGGAAATCGATCCGCGTTTATCTGGTGCTGATGTTTCTGAACTGGAAGGTCGTCGAGAGTCCAAGGACTTCGGAAAAAGAAAACCCGGTTCATTGGTCATCATTGTTTCTAAGAACGATGAGTTGGTCTGCATGGATTGTCAAGAGCTAGCAGCTGCAGGTCCAATGCCAGTCGAAACGGCGATGGAGCATATTCCTAAGCATCCCCACTGCCGTTGTGTCATCATGCCGTATGTCCAGAAAGGTAAACGCCTGCCTGTGACTATGACATCAGTCACAGGCACCAGCGCGCGGGCGCGCATGGGGGCGTCATCAATACCTGAAGAGCGACAGACCATACGACAACTGGCCCAAAAGATCTTGGACCGTAGCCATAATGATATCAAGATCCAACTGAGGTGATCCCATGAGCGAGGATTATCAAAGGCTGATACGGCAGATGGCGGAATTGAAACGGCAGATTTCTAATCAATTCCAGACCGGCACAGTTCACGAAGTCAAGAAAGACAAGTTGCGGATGGTCATCGGCAAGGACAGCGATGGACAAGATATCCTGTCCCCCTGGTTGAATACAGCCAATCATCGCGGCGGTGCTACTGAGGCCAAGTTCTACAAGAAGGGTCAGACCCTTTCGATGCTTTGTCCCGGCGGCGATATTCGCCAGGGGATGATTGCTCCATTTGCACCCAACAAAGATTTCAAACGGCCCGAACATGCTGATGACTCTGGTCAAGATGAAGAGTCTTATCAGTTGGATGATTACCGAGCCAAGCAAACCAAAGAGGGTTACGACAACTGGCTGCAGCCTGATGAGAGCAAGAAAGAGGGCGGGGGCCAGGGTGGCGGTCAGGGTGGTCAGGGTGGTCAAGGTGAAAAGAAGAAAGGTCACACAGGCGGCGACAAAGCTGTGATGAAGACTAGGATGAACAAGGATGGGGGCATCACCCATCGTGTCGGCAAAGATGCTCGTGTCGCTGCCGCAAAGGATGGTGCTAAAATTCGGATGGGCAGTGATTGGGTAGTGGTCACCAAAGGCAAGATCATTTTTTCACAACCGCCGATCCTCGGGAAAGATCCGATCAAGAACGACGACAAGTGATTGATACCAACTGCAACAGGAGAGCCATATGGTAGAACCGACGATGATGGTTAAGCAGCCTCGCATTCTGCAGAAGTTCTATATCTATGACCCCAATGTTCCTGATGTCTTCGGTGGCCTGCGGGTACTGAGTGATCGGGACGACAAGGGCGTGGATAAAGAGAACACCAAGCATGTTCTCGCCGTCCCCCAGCAAGTTCAATACTGGATTGACCAAGGTCTGGCTGGCGAAAAGCCGATTGGCCAGATCAGTGCAGCCCACAAGAAATTGTTGGCGCAGCTTACTCGTGGCCGTAGCGAGGACAATGACAAGACCCCGCCGCGCATTCCGAAATACAGCAAAGCCCATCAGTCAGGTGCTTTGACTTTTGCTGGTCAGCCCGCGGCAGTTCGCCGTAGCAAGAAGCAGAAAGAGCGGGACAAGCAGAAGAACAACAAGAACCCCAAGCCGCCCAAGTCGCCCACTCCGCCGGCGGCAGCATAAAGCATGGCCGGTTATATTTATGATCCCACGCTGGACATGTGGCCGGATTTGAAAAACGGCCACATCGTTCTTAGTCCTGTGCGGATCGGCATGGATCGTTTCACCGGAAAAATGCTGACCGGTTGGGATCATGTCATTCAGTCCATGCTGTTGATCTTCTCGACGCGGTACCATGAACGGGTGCTGCGTCGATGGTGTGGTTCGTTTGTGCCGCATATGCTCGGTGAGAGCGGCAATGAAACAACCATCACTCGGTTCTATTGGGCCATTGCCACAGGGATTGACCTTTGGGAGCCGAACTATCGCATTCAGCGGGTTCGTGTTGGTGTCCGTGATGACGGCACTGTGCTGACATCGCCAGAAGAACTTCGCACAGGGCATCTGTCCACTAGCACGGATGGGGTCTATCGGCCCCGTGCCCATCTTGGTGATAGCAATCCGGAGTCTAAACGGACAGTCGGATTGATCAGTCGTGGCTACAATATTTGGGAGCGCCGGCAAGGTCCCATCTCGGGAGCTCCTGCTGGTAGCGTGGGCGTGACACCAGGATATCGATAATGGCAAATGACCTGACAGTTACAGATCGTCTGGCCGAAAGGATTTCTGTCCTCAATCCAGATTACCTTCAGCGCATGATCGTGCTGGAGGAAATTGATACTGAGCAAATCCTGGCGGACCGTATGCAACGGCTCAAGCAGCTGTGGGCTAAATACGATCCGCCAGCCGCTGCCCAGTATGATGTGGAGATGCTTGAGTTCGATCCGATCAAGATCAACCAGGAAGCTTGTACCTTCTTTGAATTGCTGTTGCGTGATCGGGTCAATCAGGCTGCGCGATCCATCACATTGGCTTACGCCATCGGCACGGACCTGGATGCCATTGCATCCCGTTATCCCGGCGGCGTGCCCCGCCTGCCGGGTGAAACGGATGATCGTTACCGCCGCCGCATTTGGCTTAGCCCGAACACACTGAGCCCGCACGGCACAGCAGAGGCATATGAATTCTGGGCATTGTCAGCCCTGCCGGCATTGCGGGATGTCACGGCCATTCGTTCAGTGCAACATGATTACTATCCGACGATCTTGATCACTTGTTTGATGGAGTGGGAATACGTTGACCCCAAGCCGACACAAGAACAGTTGGTGTTGATCCGTTCTTACATTCAAGATCTGTCGCGGATGGGATTGACGGATGTCATTTCAGTCAATCCGCCAAAGGTAATGAACATCGACTATACTGTTGCCGTCTGGCTTTATCCTAGCACGATACCTGATCAGACCCTAACAAAGATCAAATCCAACCTAGAACAACTGGTCAAAGATCAATATTGGCTCGGCCATGACCACAACCACACAGCCATCCATGCTGTTTGCAATCTGCCTGGAGTGCATCACGTCGACATCATTGAGCCAGTGACCAATGTAGAAGTTGGTCCGGATTGGGTTGTCAAAGTGAACAAGATCACTGTGACCATGGCAGGGCGTGCTGTATGACCGATGAAATCATCACAGCACCCGGCGCCAAATTAATCTATCGAGCGGCGTCTGGGCTTGAGAAAGCTATGGCCGATGTGGACGGTGAGCGTCTGATCGGGACTTACGCTGAGATCATCAAAGACCAGTGGAACCCCTACAAGATTTCTTACAACAATCTGCCCTACCTTGCCTATGCCCAGGGCGCATTGATGTGGGAGCAAGGATGGTCTGAAAGCACTCAGCGGGAATGGGTTGCCCGCCAGTTCGAATACAAGTCAATGCGCGGCACGTTAGCCGGCATTGAGATGGGTCTCGATTTTGCTGGTCGGGATTTCACTGGTGGTTATGAAGTCGAGCAGGCCCTCCGCCCGCCGCAATCATTCTTTGCTTCGCCGTCAATGTCCAAAGAGGCTTACGACTTCTGGATACATCTGATGCCAGAGGTTCGTATTACTTTTCATGAGGGCGTCGGCTGGGATGGTGTCGATGTTCTGTTTTGCGATGATGGTGGTGCAGGTTGGCATGTCGGTCTTGATGATGGTGAAGCCTTGCATGGCCGTAAAGCATACTTGAGGATCAAAGGTGTAGACCAACCCCTGCAGATCTATACGTTCACCAAGACCATCAATGGTGTGGCTTCTGTCGATTATGAGCGTGTCGCTATTCCTGGCTTGGCCGGACTGGCCTACATGCAAGATGATTTCATCAACGACGAACAATACGTCTGCGCCGAAACAGTGGTGCCGCAACTGGTAACCGTTCGCATTGATGGTAGTTACAGCCACGAAGAAAGTCAGCTTCATCTGGACACAGTGCTTCCTGGCATGGAGCCAATCGATGTTCGTTATGAACGCGATAGCGATATTGGTTGGGGCAATTCATTTTTCTTCGCTGGTGACTGGAGCGACAGCCGCAACTTGACACCACCAGAACCGCCCGAAGTGAACCCGCTGGTCTATCATCCGACGCCACCCTATAACACGATACCAGATCCACCGCCTCCAGTGCCTATCGTGTACTACGCTGATGCCGGATACGACGCTGCACGGATGTTGGCTGATCGAATTTTCTTGCATGATCCCGACATCGTTGCGAACATCACCGGGGGCATCTCGTTTGTCGGCGTCGATTATGTCAGTTGGCCAGCTTACACTGCTGACTTGATGATAGATCTAAACACAGAAGATAATTGGCATAGTTGGTTTGCTGATGAAGGCCATCTCACCGATGACAATTATTTTGCTAGCCCAGTTGACCTTGAGGATTTCGATCGAGCGTGTCGCTCCGTTGTGATGTCGCAAGCATTACGGGACAGGGTTCGTACTGCTTATGATCCGACACGATTGATTGAACTACGCGAACGCGCTTGGACAGAAACCACTATTGATCAGCAAGTGATCAACTTGCTCTAGGAGAGGCACACCATGGAACGTAAGGTCAACATTCAGGACTGGCAGAAGGTCACGGTCGAAGATTTCAACAACTTCGGTCTTTTCCCTCGTTCGTCCTTCGACCACATCGTTGTCGATACGCTCATTCCCAGCATGGCGTTCACTGGATTTACCACGGTGCAGACTGCACCGGCGGTGGTGACCGTGGGCAATGGCCGGCTTTATCACAATGGTCTTGTTTTCTACAATGACAATGAAGGTGGGTCATCCCTCGACCTGCTGAGCGTGTTGCCAGTGGTTACTCGCCGTTATGTCGGCGTGGTGGTGTGGGGCCAAGAGGTTGAAACGGATACTGAGCCGCGTACCTTCCTCACGGACCCCGTGACCCGCGCCACGGTCGCGCGTGTGGTCTCGACTGAGAACCGGCGGTGGGCGAACATCAGTACGGTGGTTGGTGCTGAAGGTCCTGATCCGCAGCACCCATCCATTGCATCCAATACCCTGGCAGTGGCGTGGATCTTGCTTGATAGCACGGGCATCGTTTCTATTGAAATGTCCGAAGAGAATTACGCGCCTAATCTTCTCGATCTAGATGCGCGGATGAATGAGAACGATGCGTGGCGTTCCCGCACGTCCTCGCGTCTTGATACCTTGGCGACCGATATTGCAGCCCTTGCCATCCGTATCAATGGCACGGCAACAATGCGTTTCGTTATGAAGGTCTGCGCCGACGTTGCTCGTTTGAAAGAAAAGGCGGGGCTCCCTGACAATTATACATCGTGGGGTGCTGACCATTTCCTGACCGACGACGAGTCTGATATCCTGCATGTCGATTACATGGCCCAGGTTGAGGAAGGCATCCGGTTTCCGTTTGAACAGCAGCGCGATACGCAGTTCGCCTTGCTCAATCCCCTAGACCCTGCCGTCACCAACCAGTCCAACTTCATCCTGCCTGTTTATGATCAAGTGACCCGGTTGGAGGTTCTCGGCAACGATAGCGAGCTGTCGATCTCGCAATACCAATTCCAGACAATCAGTTGGGAATTGTGCACTAAGACCCGGACCCGCATTCGTTGGGGCACGGCGTTCTATGTCTGTCAGAACGGCGCATGGTGGTTTGCTCCATCCGGCAATGACTGGATGACATCCAGCGCAACTGAGCGTGGTGCTGGCTATTGGGGCGGCTTCTCGGTCAACACCGATTTGATCTATGATCCTGTCCGCAACATCTTGACCCGCGGCAATGAGACATTCCAGATCCTGGATGTGCAAGACAATCCTGGCCACACCATCCTGCGGCTTGTGCAGTTCTGGGTCGATGAAATCGTCGACAGTTATTACTGGCGGCAGATCGTCACCATCGAAGGTTTGCAAGGGTCGGTCGTATCGCAGACCTTCCTGAATTCCCAGGGTGGTTGGCTGACGTCGGTCGATATGTTCTTCACCCGCAAAGCTGCATCGGGTGATGTGCACTGCCTGATCTGCGAATGTAATGCGGCTGGCGCACCCAACTATGAGCGGACAATCGGCCGTTCGACTTTGCCTGCCGACCTGTTGCGGATAACTCCGAATGGCACGCGGTTTGAATTCTTGCCGACATATCTTGCAAAGGGCGGCCGTTACGCCGTTGTGTTGCAGACGGCAGGCAACCACTTCATCAGCCTTGTTCACAATAACAAGTTCGCTCAGGGCTCCATGTTCACCTCGACCGATGGTGCTTGGTCAATGGGTGACATGACAAAGGACTTTGCGTTCCGGCTACAGTTCGCAAGGTTCAGGAGCAACCGCGTCTATGCCCAGTTGGCGCCGCTTGAGTTGGGTGGAGGCATTGCCGAGATCGATCTGAATTACGACTCGACACGGCCACCCGGCACCACCATTACTTACGAGGTGCAGGTCAACGGTGAATGGAAAGCCCTATCGCATTATCACCAGGGCAACCCATTGAATGCCCTGCCGCCATTGCTGCCCTTCCGTGCATTGCTGTCGGGCACGACTGATGAAATGCCTGGCTTTGGTGTGGCGTCGAATAGCCGGTCACTCACCTCTCGGCGTCGTTCTGATTACCGGCACATCTCGACAGCCCGGACAATGCCGACGCCTGTCAACACAGTCTATGTTGATGTCCGTCTGGAGGCATGGCGAGGCCCTCCCTACCACACTGCCATCGTTCGCCTGTTAACGGGTGCTGGCTATGTTAATGTGCGGACACCATCCTTGATCGAAGATGAAATCGATCCGGATGATCCGACCACATTGATCCGGCGTTGCACCTGGAATTTGGCGGCTTTGGGCGGGGCAGCAATCTCTGCTTACAAAGTCAGGATCGAAGGAACAACCGATAACAAGTTGACTGGCTATCTTGTCGGTGAGCGTATCGATATCGGTGTATTCATTTAACGGAGGCCTACATGTCTACTGATAAATATCCGAACCGCAATGTCAGTGTCCCGTACAGTCGGGCACAGCTTGATGAGGCCCGTTCGCATTTGGGGACATCCCACCCTGCCACCATGCCATCAGGACCAGCAAGCGGGGATGGTTCTAAGCGGCAGGTCCGCCAGGGTGAATGGGTGGATGATCGGCGCATTGTAATCGGTGGTCCCTCTTCGCCATCTGAAGACAGCCCTCCTGATCTGCCTGGTGTTCGGGAAGTGCCGCCTGCGACCTATGACCCACTCAAGGTTTACGAGATCAAGTTGGGCAAAGGCATTGTGTTCTCTGGCCGCATGTTGTCGCCAGGGAAAACCTATCAGATGGTCGGGGCAGCCTGTACAGAGATCAGTGCTGCAGTCATCGACGCAGTTGTGATCGGCGACATTCCTGCCGATCCAGATGTTACACCGTCAACAGCACCAGCCACGAAGCACAAATTCAAAGGTTAAGCACCATGGCGCTAAAACGGCTGGATGAAGAATTCGATCTTAAGCCGGGCACGCAATTGCTTCCTTATATGAAGCGGTTGCTGCCATCGCTGGAAGGCCGCTTCCAGTCTATTGAACAAGAACAGGATGCTGTTGCTGAAATCACCGAAGAAATTCGGGCAGCAGCATTGTTGCGGATGAATGAGATCCTGATCCCCGCAACCAAGGACATCATTGCCGTCACCAAACTCGGCTTCATGCTGGCGCCGGTCTCGACGCCCTATACGATGGTGATGGGCTACATGACGATGATCGTGGATGAGGGCGTACAGCGTACCTCATTCACGCCATCACCTTATGTGATCATCGAACATTCGATTGATGATTACGCCATCGCGCGCGTGGGGTCTTACACTCAAAGCGATGGCCTGATTGAATTGACCGTGACAGCTATTCACGGCAACCCAGGACCACATTCAAGCTGGATGATTTCTTCGACGCCAGGCATGGCGGACTCTACCAAGATTTATCATGATGCCGTCGGCCCGATGCATGATACGGTCGTTGCTGATACTGCCCAGGTCATCACGCTACACGCCGAGATCATCGCGGCGGCGCAAGCCCTGGCCGAGTCAGGCCTGGATGCCTATGCCTTCATCCGCAAAGATGGCACGGTGCCTTTCGAAGCAGTGCAAAGGGGCGTGCATCCGCCAGTTGGTTCGAACGATGTCCTGCTTGCAACCACGGCTTGGTCCCGCGCAAGGATGATCGAATACTCGGGGCTGAACGTCACGCGGACTGGTGACACCATGACGGGGCCTTTGAATGTGCCCCTGGTGCCGACACAAGCAGCACACGCCACGAGCAAGCAATACGTTGATAACGTCCTGGGTGCTGGCGGTATCATCAATGCCAACCTCACTATCAGAACATCCAATCCGGCACTGAGGTTGCAGCCCACTGCCACCGGTGAACACCGGATGATTGAGGCGCTGTCAACCGCTGGTGTCCGTCGCTGGATCTTGTCGGTGGCCGATAATACTCCAGATGCGGGCGGCAATGCCGGCGCCAATTTCTCGGTGTTACGCTATACTGACACTGGCGTTTATATTGACACGCCACTGCAGATCAATCGGCAGAACGGCATTACTTATACCAAGCAATTGAATGTCACTGGTGCTTCAGTTGTGAACGGCAATTTTGATGTCATCAACGGAGACATCACTACTTATCGAGCTGGGAATTCTAACACCGGCATCATGTGGATGAATGCCCAGCATTCTGCTTATCACCATTGGGATGGCGGCACGCATGTCTTTGTTGGCGGGGCATTGAGTTCGAATGGCGGCAACATCTCTGGTGGTCATCTTAATTGCTATAGCGTTTACACCAACGGCCACCCCGCAACAGTATGGGGCATGACAGTTCACGGCAACGAAACTGTTAATGGTGCGACTTACACTCAGCATCTTCAAATCAGTTCTACCGGCCCGATGATCAATATGTACGACACGGACTGGGGGCCGATGCATATCCATCACCAATCAGATTTGATTGGGTATCTCAACAATGGTGGTGGCTGGATCGAATACACGACCAACGGCGGCCACAAGTGGATTGCTCAATACGGCTGGCTGCATGACTACGTCAACGGCCGCGCCAGCGCTTACGCGTGGGACGCGGCGAATTATCGCTACAGCCAATTGGTCAACAGTGTTCGCTGGGTTCACGCGGGCGACATCGACTTCGGTGGTTGGTGGTATCAGTTTGCCGAGATCGGCAATGCTTGCATCACGGGCCTCAATATGGCCACCCCATACTACGGTGGTCCTGGCGTGTTCATGGCTCGTTGGCGGCAATGTCAACACAATGTCAATGGTGGTTGGTATACTTCAGGATGGGCATCATGAATATCATTGATCATGGTGAGTGGGTCGCTTCCGAAAAGCCGGAGAATTATCCGATCCCTTTGCCTTCTCACATTCTATTTTCTCGGCGTCTTTCTGATGGTGCCGACTGGTATCAGTTCCGCAAAGAGTTGAGCGAAACGAAAGGCCTGTTCGTCATCGCAGTGCCGACTGATGATGGCGGTCTTTCAATCGCCACCACGACATACGATGTTTCGGAATTGTTTCCGACTGCAGGCATGAGATTGTTCGAAGTGACTGATCCGCCGGCAGACCACGAGTCACTTCGGATGCAACGCCTTGACCTCAAGAATAAAAGGATTGAACCGCCACCCCCACCACCGCCGACATTGATGCAGGTCCTTATTGAAGAGCTTGGATTGGATGAGGCGAAGTTACAAGCCAAGCTCGATAGTCTGACCAACAACAGGAGCCGCCGACATGGCTGACGTAGCATTCTTTGAGGGGCGTTCGTCAACGCCAATTCCGCCGGCGCACCAGCCGGTCATTACGTCTCCGCTGCAAGTGTTGTCTACGCGGATGGACTGCAATCTCGTCGGCCAAGTAGTTGTGACCCCGATCATTCAAGATCAAAGCGTCGGGGATTATGTCCGAGAGATACGGATCTTCTCCCCAACTTCTTCGGGGGCTGAACCTGAATTGATTTTGGCTATCAAGATGCACGCCTTGACAGTCAAGGCGCTAGAAATAATGACCCCCGCTCACGTGATCTAAAAGTTTCTAAAAACTTTCACCAAGGAGAACCAAAGATGTCTGACCCAGTATTCGGCATTAGTATCCGCAGGATTGACGAAGGTGCGCGTCCGGTATTGGCCGCGGATCTTTCTACGATTGGGATCATCGGTCCGGCACCTTTGGCCGATCCGACGGCTTTCCCCCTCGATACGCCGGTCTTTCTAAATTCGAATGATACTCGGACTGCCAAGAAGCTTGGCGAGTCTGGTTATCTGGCTGATGGTGTTCGTGGTGTCAACGACCAGCTCGGTGAGACCCAGTTCGCTGCCCGCATTGTCATCGTGCGGACGGCAGAAGGCACTGATGTTGATCCGGCCATCAAGATGCAGCAGACCATTTCCAACATTGCTGGCAACAGCCTGACCGGCACTGGGATGTGGGCGTTCTTGAAATCGTCAGCCAAGCTTGGCTTCACACCCCGCATTATCACAGCGCCGGGTTACACGTCTCAGATGGCCAATGGTGTTGGTTACATTGAACGGACAGCCACAGGCACTGGGTATGTGCAGGATCATCTTTATCCGATCGAATTCTCGGGGGGTGGTCCGGAAGCGGTGCAGGCTTCTGGTCATGCCTATGGCATGTCCAATGGCTCCCTGGGTTCAGTTGAATTGGAAACTCCAGGTGCCTGGTACGATACTCCGCCGACCCTCACTGCCCCGCCCCCGGGCTGGGAAGTGGCATCGGCCGCAGTCGCTATCGGCGGCATCGGTTACCAGGTCGGCGAGCAGCTGATGATGCCGAACGACGTCATCCTGGTCATCGCGACTGTTGGTGCTGGTGGTGCTGTATTGACCACCACGGTCTCTTCCAAGGGTTTCTTGGTCGGCACTGAAACTCCCTCGGACATTCCGGAAGCACCCTTGCAATCAACTGGTGCCGGCACGGGGGCATCGTTTGATCTGACTTGGAATGAGTCCGGTGAAACGGCAACCTATACTGCTGAGCTTGTTGTCGGTGCCAACCCGATTGTTGCCGGGGCGACGTCCGTCCTCAATCAGTTGATGGCTCATATGATCGTCGAGTCAGCTGGCTCGTCGATGCAGAATGACATTGACTGGCGTGAGACCATGCAGAGCCAGCGCCTCATTCCGCTTTCGGGCGGTTGTCGCGTGATGGACCCGGTGACCTCGTTCATTGTCATCCGGCCTCTGGCTCCTCGGATGGCCGGCATCA